CACCAGCGAGTAGGCCGTCTTGAACGCGACCAGCCCCAGCGGCCCGCCGATCTCGCAGAGCAGGTCAATCGTCCCACCGTAGCGCATCAGCTTGTGGTAAATGCGCACCTCAGAGCCGAAAACCCGCGGCTTGTACTGCTTCCACCATTCCATGAAGCCGTTGAAGTAGCCGCGATGCTCCGACGGAATATCGTCGATGCCGAACTTGATCCAGTTCTCGATGCTGTTATGCACCGAGGAGCCTTTGTTGGCGGCGTTCTCCAGCGTCCGCTTGCTGATGCCGCCGTAGCACTGGTCTTTCAGCGGCTCCATCAGCTTTGAAACGCTCGGGATGACGTCGCCGTTCAGCCGGTAGATGTGACTGGCCTCGTCAAAGGTCAGCTCAGGCAGCTCAGGAACCTCAACCGTCATAGCCATCAGGGATGTCCTCCTCGCTCGCTGTTTTCCAGTCATGGCCGCACCGCTCTACCAGATCGCTGAGCGGAGTGTCTTCGAGGCATTCCTCGCAGAAGGCGTCCCCGTCGATCTCGCCGTATTCCGTTCCAACTGGGAGCGGCTCGGTGTCTCCGCAGCACTTACAATCCACGCACTGGACGTTTTCGCCCTCCTGCACCGTTTTCCACTCCCACCCCAGCTTCGGGATCAGGACACAGAGAGGCAGGTCATCCAAGCATCCCTCGCACCACGCCTCACCGTCGATGTCGGCGTACTCGTCGCCGGGGATAATTGGTTCGCCGCAGGAACGGCAATACGTCACCGGCGTCGGGTCGGGCGCGTTCGGGCAGCCGCTCAGGCAAGGGCTGTGCAAACAGATCGAGCACATAAGTTTCTCCTCCCAATCGCATTGATTCGCTCACGCATCACGTGGTCTTCCAGCTCGTTCCTGAACAGCAGCGGCACGTACTCCTCGTCCTTGCCGTTCAGGTCTGCCTTGCGGATGGTGTGCTGCATGATAGCGACCATGTCATCCACATCGAACCAGAAGCCAGTCTCGTTCTGGACGTCCACGATGATGTTGCCCAGCTCCTCGGTGTTCAGCTTCGTCGTGTCGATCATGCCAGTACCTCCTCAAACTTCCACTCGTACCCTCTGTACGACCTCATAGTTCCCGCACAACACATCTGGATTCCCTTCCTTGTAAAGCCATCTCTTTCGGCTTCGTGCAGCGACCTATATTTCTTGACCACCATCCCGTCCCGGAGAGCCAGAACAGCCTTGCACCGACGCATACTGTCAGAGGTGCATCGTTCGTTTCTGGTTCCGTAGGCGATATTCGCGCGGTGCGATACCCACTCCAGATTTTCTACGCAGTTGTTCAGTTTGTTCTCGTCAATGTGGTTGACTTCCATCCCGCCGCCGGGGCAGCCGAGAAATGCCTCCGCCACAAGGCGATGCACATACTGGTCTTTCGCCGTTCCGAGACTCACCTGCGGGTAGCCAGCTCCGCTCAAGCGCACTTTAAGGATTCTCTGGAAAATTGTTCGCCTCACACCGTTTTTCATAGTGATAGTCCGTGTTTCGCTCCGAACAAGTCCTGTGTTGCTGACCGAATATCCAGCCACCCCAACAACCGGCCTCCATTCAATTCCCATTGATGATGGCCTCCCATGTCTCGGCATAGCCCATGACGGTTCTGCTATACGAGGTGGTCGTGTAACCCTTGCTGAAAACGTGCTCTTGTGCCCCAGACGGCCCGTAGTTATAAGCCACAAGGGCTTTGTGCCAGTCCCCGTACTTCCCATACAGGTCGCTCAGGATGAACACACCAGAGCGGATATTCTGGTACGGGTCGGTCAGATCCGTGACCCCGATTTTCTCAGACAGCCATTCGGAATTGATGCTGTTGATCTGCATATAGCCGTAGCAGCTTCCGTTCGAGGCCGTGGCCGTGAACGAGCTTTCGGCCTGAATGACGCCCAGAGCCACGCTCTGAGGGACGCCGTACTCTTCGCAGACCGTAATCAGGTGGCACTGCAGGTCGAAGTCCAGAGGGATCTCCTCATGCAGATAGCCTTGCTCCAGCAGAGCGGCCTCGATTTTCTCGTTCTCGTCATCTTCCTCTACGGGTTCCGGTTCCTGAGCAGGCTCGGCCGTCATCTGGACGGGCTGGTATGTACTGTCGTGCTCTGCGACCAGCAGAACCGGCTCAGCTTGCAACACGGGCGGCTGTGGCGTGGGTTCGGGTGCCGTTTCGGCTGCCCCCCCTGTCAGTGCTACGATGCTGGCCGTGGTCATCGCCAGCACGGCCGCTGTGATCGCCAGCTTGATTCGCAAGATGCGGCGGCGGCGTCTTCGCCGTTCCATTCGGGTCATGATACTTTGTCCTCCTTCGTTTTCTCAGGTGTCGCGCAGAACGGGGCCAGATCCAACGGTTTCATCCGCCGAATGGCCTCCGCAAGCTCCCGTGGGCTTTTGATGCCATACTCTTCCGCGAGTATAGCCATCAGACTACTTTGATCCATGGGCATCACCATCTTCGTTCAGAGCCATCTCTCCGATGGTCTTCAGCTCGCTCACGGTCTTTGCCAGATCGTCGAGGTAGGCCAAAACCTCTTGAAGCGCCGGTTTCTCGTCTTCGGTGATTTTCCCGTCAGCCGCGATGTCAAGGAGCGTGTCCTTGACATCTCCGAGCTTTTCGGTCTTCAGGCTCTTCAGCAGCTTGACCGTCACGCGGTCAATGCCCACCACTTCGTCGGAGAGCGAATGTCTGCATCCAATCGGGCACTCGTTTAGACAGTAGTGGTTCAGCAACCACGGGGCGTTGTACCTGTCAGCCATGAGCACCGCCTTATCGACCGGCATGAACTTTGTGTTCCCCAGCTCTGCATCTGCCAGCGAAGATACCGACATTCCGAGTTGCTCAGCCGCGCTCTCACGGCTACATAGCCTGTCATCATATTCAGCAGCCTTTTTTCTGGCTTGATACCACGGATTTCCCGCCGCTTTCGTAGCGTCACGTCCCATTTTCTCTGAGCCTCCAATCGCCTATAATTACCGTAGTGGCAAGATAAATTATCCAAGCGGCTAATCATCGGGCAAAAAAATATACACCGACGCCGATGATGGCCTCGATTAACCAGTTGGCAACTTGCCGTCGAAGAAAAAGTCGTTCACCTGCGCATTGTTCAGCGTGAGCAGGCTGGCGACCTCCGGGACTTCATCCAAGGTAAACTCTACTTCGCCTCTCTCTTTTCTCCCATAGGAGACTTCCGTGAGGCCGAGCTTCTCTGCCATGTACTTCTGCGTAAATCCAAGCCTTGCGCGGGCTCCCTTGATTTCGAGTGGTTTCATAATGTTCACCCCTTTCTGCCTATCTTTTTTTGAAGATAATTGACCTATGTGATTATTATAATTATCCACGTGGCTAATGTCAATAGTTTTTTGCAGTTTTCTCGCAAAAAATGTTTGCGATTTTACCCAAAGAGCTTTACAATGGCTAATACAAACAATCACGCTGGCAAAGGAGAAGCACATCATGGAACTCGAACTCGATTTTACCGCCTTTAAGAAGAACCTGCGCGACCTGATTGAAAGCAGGGGTCTCTACGCCAAGGACATCGCCGCAGAGATCAACGTCTCAACGCCTACCCTGTCGAGATACCTTCAGGGCGTCCGTGAACCCGAACTCAAGTACGTCGTTCGGCTCGCCCGCTACTTCGGCGTTTCTGTTGACTGGCTGCTGGGCCTCAGCAACGACCGCTACGAGGCAGTCCCCACAGAAGTCCGCGAGTTTGCCACTCTATACGCTCTGGCCTCGCCAGATGACCGTACCATCGTCGAAACTGTACTCAAAAAATATCGAGAGGAGAACTAACCATGATCTTCGGCAAAGACTTGGGACGTTCTGCCTTCTTTGCCGAAATCGGCTCGGAGGTTGAACGTCTGGACAGCATCCCCAGCAACTACACGAACCTCGTCTGCATCGGGCAGAGCGTCAATCTCACCGACACCGTCGGGTGGGAGTATCGCATTGACCTGTTCATCTCGCCCACCGGCTGTATCGCCGTTCGGCTTCCTCTTCCCCTTGCCGGTGCGTCGCCGACCGACACCGATCCCAAGCATCTACGCCGCGTTGCCTCCATTGTGCGGGCGTGGAGCGTGGAGCAGCTCAACGAGGTCTGTGCCGACCATTTCTACCGCGCCGAAGGACAGGCTGCCGACATCATCGACGTCCTCGTTCGCGCCGGTCTTGCGGGTTTCTCCGACAAAGGCAATGTCAGCAAGGCTCTCGCCGCAACGCTGGCTGATGGCGAATTGCTCTTCGAGGTCATCGACTCAGCCTCCGCACACAAGGTCTTTACCATCCGTGAACTCATTGACCGCTTCTCTGCCGCAAAAGGCGTTGACCCAGACGACGTGACCGAGTTCATCAGTGCCCTCGAAGTCATGGACGGCTTCAGTGCCGTCTCCATCGGCCGCGAGATTATCGTTCAATATGCTCCGCTCGGCGACGGCCGCCCG